ATGAACTGGTGTGCCAACAATCTCAGCCCCGTGCAGATACAGGCCTTGACCAATGAATGGATATTTCAGGGGCGGGCGAGCCAACAGCCACCATATCATGACTGGCGTACCTGGCTGATCCTTGGCGGGCGCGGTTCCGGCAAGACACGTGCCGGAGCCGAGTGGGTGAACAGCATTGTGCATGGATTTCCGCCGTTTAAACCGCCAGCCGCGCTCAACATCGCACTGGTTGGTGAAACCCTTGCGGATGTGCGCGAAGTCATGATTGACGGACCGTCCGGCATCATGGCGGTGTCTAGGACTGACCGCCCGCGCTTTGAGGCAACGCGCCGACGGCTTGTCTGGGCCAATGGCGCAACGGCGGCAATGTTTTCATCCGAAGATCCGGATAGTTTGCGCGGACCGCAATTTGGTGCGGCTTGGTGTGATGAGTTGGGCAAGTGGAAACATGCGCAGGAAACCTGGGACATGCTGCAATTTGGTTTGCGGCTGGGCGAAAATCCGAAGCAGATTGTAACAACAACACCAAAGCCGATCGCCTTGCTAAAGGCTTTGATGAACGACAGTGCTGTTTTGGTGAGCCGGATGCGCACCGCCGAGAATAATGCCAATCTGGCCCAGAGCTTTCTTGCACATATGGGCAAGCTCTATGGTGGAACGCGGCTGGGACGACAGGAGCTTGATGGCGAACTGATTGAGGAGCGCCGTGATGCCCTGTGGTCGCGGTCAATGATGGAAGAGATTTATCGTGCCGACGTCCCGGAAATGCAGAGGATTGTCGTCACTATCGATCCGCCAGCCAGCGCAACGCGAAAGTCCGACGCTTGCGGGATCGTTGCTGCAGGGGTTGATGCGGAAGGTATAGGCTGGATACTCGCCGATGAGAGTTTCGCTCCCGCCAAACCTATTCAATGGGCCAAACGTTCCATCCAGCTGTTCTACAGGCTGGAGGCCGATCTGATCGTGGCTGAGATAAACCAGGGCGGCGATATGGTTGCCGCTGTAATCGCTGCTGAGGATAACACTGTGCCAGTTCGCGGCGTGCGTGCTAATCGCGGCAAAGCGCTGCGGGCTGAACCCATCGCCGCATTGTATGAACAGGATAGGATCAGGCACGCTGGCCGCTTTCCGGCACTGGAGGATGAGATGTGCGATTTCACCCATGCAGGGTTATCAAACGGGCGTTCGCCGGATCGTGTGGATGCATTGGTCTGGGCTCTGAGCGAACTGATGCTGAAAAAAGACATCAGTCCGCGTATTCGCGTGATGGACTAAACCTCGGGTTGCTTGGAAAAGTGGAGAGATTATTGTATGGTCTTGGAGTGGGATGCGAGCTTTCGCCCGCACCCCTTTTCCTAGTGTATGAAATTGACCCGGATTACGAGGTACCAGCTCGTCCGGTCTTTTTCATTTCCAGGGTGATGCTAAGTGGTAGATACCACATCATTCACCTCCAAGTGTGAGAGCAAGGCCATTGCTGTGGTCGGGAGGCCTATCGTCCCGATACACCGGCTGGCTCGACGTGTACTGCTTTCGCTCTCAAAACTCGTTCTGGTTCACCATTTTGCCGGGTTTTTCGAACAGGACCACGAATGCAGAGTTGCAATTGCGTTCGTTCTGGCGGAACTGGGTTGTCTCGAGATCGGGGAATTCAACCCGTTGAATGGAGCGTCCACTCTGGGTTGCTTGGAAAGACCGGGAAATTATTGTAAGGTCTTGGAGTGGGACGCGAGCTTTCGCCCGCGCCCCGTTTCTTAGATGATGAATTGAACCCGGATTGACAGTGTCCAGCTGCTCCGGGTTCTTTTCATTTCTAAGGTAATGCTAAGTGGCAGATACCACATCATTTACCTCCAAGTTTGAGAGCAAGGCCATTGCTGTGGTCGGGAGGCCCATCGTCCCGATACACCGGCTGGCTCGGTGTGTACTGCTTCGCTCTCAAAACTCGTTCCGGTTCAACACATTGCCGGGTTTTGCGCGAAATTCCACGAATGCAGGGTTGAAACGACAGCGCGATTTTCCTCACGCGGTTGTCCTCGTGATCTGACCTATCTCAACAATCAGAGAGAATATTTTCCATGGCACTTCATTGGCCGTGGCGCTGGCGCGCCGCGAATGAACATCCGCGTCTTAACACCAAGGCAGCGCAAGGATTTGTAGCGCTGCAATTTGACCGGGAGGCACGCTGGTCGCAGAGTGGATATACGGGTCTGTCGCGGCAAGGATTTATGCGCAACCCGATTGTCTACCGGTGTGTGCGTCTTCTGGCGGAAGCCGCCGCCGCCACACCTTGGCTACTCTACGAAGGGCGGACGGAACATACGCAGCATCCATTGCTTGACCTGCTGTCAAATCCGCATCGCGGCGCCGACGGAGCAAGCCTGTTGGAAACGCTGTACGGTCATCTTCTGCTTTCCGGCAACGCCTACATAGAGCGGGTTAGCGCCGGGAATGGTGCAGCCGAATTGCATCTGCTGCGCCCGGATCGCGTGCGCATCATCACCGGTGATAATGGATGGCCGGTGGCTTTGGGCTACGGCGTTGGTGCCAGTAAGCGCACCATTGCACTTGATGACGGGCAGGCGCTGCATCTCAAACTGTTTCATCCGCTTGATGATCATTATGGCTTTGCGCCGCTTGAAGCGGCCCTGATGGCGCTCGACATTCACAACGCGTCTGGCGTCTGGAACAAGGCGCTGCTCGATAATTCCGCGCGTCCATCAGGCGCGCTGGTTTATGCGCCTGCGGACACGGCACGTTTGACCGAAGCTCAGTTCGACAGGCTGAAGACAGAACTGGAAGAGGGGTATACCGGCGCAGCCAAGGCGGGACGCCCTTTACTGCTCGAAGGCGGGCTTGACTGGAAATCCATGGGCCTGTCGCCGCGCGATATGGACTTCATTGCTGCTAAAAATGCTGCCAGCCGCGACATCGCTTTGGCCTTCGGTATTCCGCCGATGCTGCTCGGCATTCCCGGTGACAATACCTATGCCAATTATGCCGAAGCCAATCGCGCATTCTATCGTCTGGCGGTGATTCCGCTGATCACTCGAACGGCCAAGGCAATCGGAAACTGGCTCGGCCCTGTTTATGGCGAACGGTTGCGGCTGGAACCGGATTTCGATCGCATTGATGGGCTGTCCATGGAGCGGGATGCGCTGTGGCAGCGTATATCTGCAGCGCCATTCCTGAGCGATGACGAGAAGAGAGAGGCTGTGGGATATGCCCGTAAGCCTGACTGAATTTTCGGGAGAAAGAATATGACAAACTGGTCCGATGCCGCCTGGATTCTGGCGGCAAAGGCGGCTGGTGCCATTGCAGGTTCCGCCGTCTCACTTGCCTATATGCTGCCGAAGGACAAGAGCGAGGCAGCCATCCGCTTTATCGTTGGGATTGTCTGCGGGCTCGCCTTTGGCGGACTGGCCGGCGTGAAGATTGCATCCGAACTTGATATTGGCGGCCAGCTTGGCGATGGCGAATTGATGCTGATGGGCGCTGCCGCTGCCAGTCTGGCGGCGTGGACGGCACTTGGCATTTTTGCCCGTATCACAGCGCGCATGGGTGAATCAAAATCTCCGCTGGATGGCCCAAGCTCTTCAACAAAAAGGGATATCGCCAATGCTGGAAAATGAGCGAATTGAGAAGAAGTTTGCCGGACTGGCAATAGAACGGGTCGAACTGGACGGAAGCTTCTCCGGCTATGCCAGCCTGTTTGGCGAAGTCGATCTTGGCAAGGATGTGATTGCTCCGGGTGCGTTTGCAGCGTCCATTCGCAAGCGCGGCGTCTCCGGCATCCGGATGCTTTGGCAGCACGATGCCAATGAACCCATCGGCATCTGGACACGTATCAATGAGGACAGACGCGGCCTTTATGTCGAGGGGCGTTTGACAACAGGCGTTACGCGTGGCCGCGAGGTGCTGGAACTGATGCGGGCAGGGGCAATTGATGGGCTCTCCATTGGCTTTCGCACCGTAAAGGCAAGGGCTGACGGCGCTGGCGTCAGGCGCATTCTCGAGGCCGATCTGTGGGAGATCTCTGTCGTGACATTTCCGATGCTGCCTTCCGCGCGGGTGGGGCAGGTCAAGGCACTGCATCCGATTGATGCGGTGCTGGCGGTAAGCCTGCGGGCCGCCGCCCGGCGTATCCGCGCTTGAATCATTCTATTCACTTCACACACAAAGGATTTGAAATGACCGAACAATTTTCGACACCAACATCAACACTGGCACCCGAAACCAAGAGCGCAGGTACACAAAACGTCGCCGAGGCATTCGACGACTTCATGCATGCCTTTGAAGAGTTCCGCCACAGCAATGACGAGCGCATCAAACAGATCGAAAAAAGCGCCAGCGCCGATGTTCTGACGCATGACAAGGTCGAGCGTATCAATCACGCACTTGATGAGCAGAAACGTGTCATCGATCATATGCTGCTGAAGAAAGCCCGCCCGGCTCTGGAAACGGGGTTTAGTCCCTTGCTTTCACTGGAACACAAAAACGCCTTCGAGGGTTATATCAGGCGCGGCGACGAGCAGGGCGTCCGCTCGATTGAAGCCAAGGCCCTATCCATCGGCTCTTCGCCCGATGGTGGCTACCTTGTCCCGCCGGAGCTGGAACGCGATATTGGAACGCGGCTGGCAGTACTGTCGCCCATCCGCGCACTGGCAACTGTACGGCAGGTATCGGGCTCCGTGTTGAAGAAGCCATTTGCGGTCAAAGGCCCGGTGGTTGGCTGGGTTGGCGAAACCGATGCCCGGCCACAGACCGAAGCCTCAAAACTGGCGGAACTTCAGTTTCCCACCATGGAACTGTACGCTATGCCGGCCGCCTCGTCATCATTGCTGGATGATGCGGCAGTTGACGTGGAACAGTGGATTTCCGCCGAGGTAGAGACCGCGTTCGCCGAGCAGGAGGGACAGGCTTTCATCAATGGCAACGGCACCACCCAGCCCAAAGGTTTCCTGACTTATGAAAGCGTCGCCGACGCAAACTGGAGCTGGGGCAAGCTTGGCAATCTTTCAACCGGCATTGCCGGTGGCTTTTCTGCTTTGGGCGCATCGGACATTCTGTTTGATACGGTCTATACGCTGAAGGCCGGCTATCGGCAGAATGCCAGTTGGGTGATGAACCGCAAGACCCAGGCAGCTGTGCGCAAACTCAAGGACAATGATGGGCACTATCTCTGGTCCCCACCTGCCGCTCCGGGCCAACAGGCATCACTGCTCGGTTTCCGGCTGAGCGAGGCCGAAGGCATGCCCGCCATGACGACAGGCACGGCAGCCATTGCTTTTGGAGATTTTGCCCGTGGCTATCTGGTGGTCGATCGCACAGGTGTTCGGGTCCTGCGCGATCCCTATTCAGCCAAACCCTATGTGCTGTTCTACACAACCAAGCGCGTGGGTGGCGGTGTGCAGGACTTCGATGCGATCAAGCTGCTGAAATTCGCTGCTTGATCCTTAGCGCTGCATGAACATTGTGCGCCCTTCGACAAGCTCAGGATGAGGAAAATGGGTGACTGCAAAGCCAATTGCAAAGGTTGCAGAACTTGGCTCCCTTTCATCACCCATCTCCCTCATGGTGAGCCTGTCGAACCACGAGGGCGCATGTTGATTATGCAATCGCCTCATTAATTCAGGAAATTCCATGACCATAACTGTAGTGAAGCCACCGGCTGTGGAGCCGGTGGCGCTGGCGGATCTGCGCCAGTTTTTGCGATTGAGCGGGACAGGCGAAGATATGTTGCTCTCCGGTCTGCTAAAGGCGGCACGGGAAACGCTGGAAGCCCAGACCGGGCTTGCGTTGATCAAGCAGACCCAGAGGCTTTATGTCGATCAATGGCCAAAAGATGGTCTGGTCAAAATTGACCGCCATCCGGTGCGGTCAATTGTTTGCGTCACGGCTTACGAGCCGGATGGCGTGCCGGTCATTCTCCCCATCGCTCAGATGCATCTGGAAACAGCTACGCGTCCGGCCCGGCTTCACCTGCACCATGAGGCTGACGGGTTGGGCGGACTGGAGATTGATTTCATCGCAGGGTTCGGGGAAACGGCGCTTGACGTGCCGGATGCGCTCAAGCACGCGCTCATGACCCTGGTTGCCCATTGGTACGAGTTTCGTGGTGCCGTTGGCCCCGCCGATCATCCTGTCTCTCTGACACCGGCATTCGAGCGCGCTGTAAGCCTGTGGCGAAGGATATCCCTGTGATGCCGACGCTGTTTATCGATCCGGGTAAACTGGCGCATGAGCTGCAGCTGGAACGCGCCGTTCTCGTCGATGACGATGTGAATGGCAGCGTCGAAGAGTGGCGTGAAATCGCAACCCTTTGGGTCCATATCGAACCGGTAGGGGCGGCAACGGTTCTCTTTGGCGAACAAAGCCTGCCAGAAGTTACCCATCGCATCACCATGCGGTCACGCGATGACCTGCAAAGCGGCATGCGCTTGCGCAGGGGTAGCCGCTTCTTCCAGCTCATCACCATTCATGATCCCGATGAAACCGGCCGTTATCTCATCTGCCGCGCACGGGAGGAGGGACTATGAAACTCAGCATGCAGATGACGATCACGGATCTCATCCGGACATTGCGCTGGCGCAAAATTGAGCTGTGTGAAGAGGTAGCAGACGCGTCGCGACCGATCCGGGACGAGCCGAAAGCCGGCGGCAAGCGAAAGCCAGAACGATGACCAGCGCCGGGCTTCAATTGCAAAAAGCGCTGCTCAAGGTGCTGACAACCGATATTGCTCTGAATGAATGGGTACATAGACGCATCTATGACCATGTGCCGGAGCAGGCTGTGTTTCCTTATATCACCTTCGGGACGACGAGCACCTATGACTGGAGCACGTTTACCGAGCGCGGCAGCGAGCATTTTCTGACGCTGCATATCTGGAATCGTGGCACCGGCAGGAAAACAGTGTTTGAGATCATGGGCAGGCTGGACAGCTTGGCCCTATTGCTCGCCTTAAAGCTGGAAGGGCACAGACTTGTCAGTTTCACCCTCGAACAATCGCAGACTTTTTCCGCCGAAAGCCGCGGCGGTTATGCGGGTATCATGCGGTACCGTGCGATGACCGAAGAGCTTTAACCCTGATATATCGAGTGAAACAAGGCGCCCATTGAGGTGCCTTTTTGCATTGAAGGAGGTTCAAAAATGGGCGCTCAGAGAGGCAAGGATATCTTGCTCAAAGTGCAGGATTCGGGCGGTAAATTCGTCACCTGCGCGGGGCTACGGTCCAACCGTATCGCTTTCAACACGGAAACGGTTGACGTTACTGACGCGGATGCAGCGGGACGCTGGCGTGAGTTGCTGGGTGGCAGCGGTGTGCAACGCGCTTCGATCAGCGGTTCGGGGCTGTTCAAGGATGCGCAGTCCGATGCGGTGATCCGGCGAACATTCTTCGCGGGCAATATCCTGACATGGCAGATCATCCTGCCGGATTTCGGTTCCCTGCAGGGGTCGTTCCAGATCACGGCGCTTGAATATTCAGGCAAACACGATTCCGAAGTCACCTTTGACATCGCCCTGGAGTCAGCCGGTCTGATCGGTTTCACGGAGCTTGTCTGATGGCGAACCGGCATCGCGGTGAAATCAATGCGATCTTGGATGGTAGCGAATGGACACTGTGTCTGACGCTTGGCGCACTGGCGGAACTGGAAGACGCATTTGCCGCAAGTGATATGGGCGCTTTGCTCAAGCGTTTTTCAACTAGTCCGCTTTCCGCACGGGATGCAGCCAAAATCATTGCGGCAGGGCTGAAAGGTGGTGGCAATAACCTATCGCTGGAAGAGGTCGCGCAGATGCAGGTCGAGGGTGGTGCGGCAGGTTTTGCGCATATCGTCAGTCAATTGCTGGCGGCGACATTCGGTGAATCAAAACCGGAGCAATCCACCGCAAACCCTTGAATGCCGCAGCAGATTCCACCGCTGCTTTTCCATGGGCGACCATCATGGCAGCAGGATTCGGGCTGCTGCGGCTTTCCACACGCGATTTCTGGGCAATGACACCACGGGAAATCTGTTCGGCGTTCGGGCCGCCGCCAAGGGACGCCGGACCCTCGCGGCCCGTTCTCGAGCTGATGATGCAGCAATTTCCCGATGGGCCAACTATGAATAAGGAACAGGAATGACCGAGAAAACGATGGTGCAGATTGATGCCGATACATCAGGCTTCGAAAAGGCCTTGTCGGACTTGCAGGTCCATTCCGATCAGTTCGGTCGCGCTCTATCCGGATCTCTGAAAAGCGCTGCCCTCAGCGGCAAAGATCTCGGGGATGTACTGCGTCAGCTGGGCAAGAGCATGCTGGACATGGCTTTGACGGAAGGCATGAAACCTCTTCAGGGGTTGGGTTCATCCATGTTCTCAGACCTCATCGGGGCGCTGGGCGGCGCAAAGCCCTTTGCCAAGGGCGGCGTGGTTTCCGGACCAACCTATTTCGGTGGAGGCGGATCGCTCGGACTGATGGGCGAGGCCGGTGCAGAGGCTGTCATGCCATTGACTCGCGGTGCCGATGGCAGGCTGGGCGTTGCCGCACAAGGCGGTGCCTCGCCCATGCAGGTGGTCATGCATGTGAACACACCGGATGCCAATTCCTTCCGCAAATCCGAAGCGCAATTGACCGGCATGCTGGCGCGTGCCGTGCGTCGCGGCGCGCGCACTTTGTAGGAACAATGAGATGCAGGCTTTTCATGATATCCGGTTTCCGCTCGGCGTATCCTTTGGCGCAACGGGTGGTCCGGAATGGAAGAACGAAATCGTGTCACTGACCTCAGGGCACGAACAGCGCAATGCGCGCTGGGCCGCCTCGCGCCACCACTACGATGCGGGAACGGGCGTGCGGTCGCTGGCCGATCTGGAAACGGTACTCACATTCTTTGAAGCGCGGCGCGGTTCGCTGCATGCGTTCCGGTTTCGCGATCCGTTTGATCATCAATCCTCTACGGCAGGAAAGCCGATTGCCGCTACAGATCAGGCGCTGGGACAAGGCGATGGAAAACAGGCGATCTTCCAGCTGCGCAAGCATTATGGCGATCATATCCGCCCGATCACCAAGCCGCAGGTCGGCTCGGTACGGGTTGCGGTCGCAGGCGCGGAGAAGCGGGAGCCCACCGACTTTGTTGTTGATGTCTTGACGGGAAGGATCGTGTTTCAGCCGGGACGATTACCGCCTGCCGGGTCTGTTGTGACCGCAGGCTTCGCCTTTGATGTTCCCGTTCGCTTCGATGTGGACAGGCTGACCCTCAGTATCAAATCCTTTCAGGCGGGTGAAATCCCGACCATTCCCATCATCGAGGTAAAGGCATGAACCGCCTTCCTGCCGCGCTTGAATCACATCTTTCGGCAGATGTAACAACCCATTGTTTTTGCTGGGTCATTCGCCGGGCGGACGGCATTATCCATGGTTTCACCGATCATGATCAGGTGCTCACGATAGATGGCGTGGCATGTGAGCCGCAAACTGGCCTGACCGCCAGCGAAGCAACAAGTGCTCTGGGATTGGCTGTGGACAGCGCCGAGGTTGAAGGCGCCCTGTCGTCGCTCAGTATCACCGAACGAGATGTGGAGGCTGGCGCCTTCGACAATGCCAGCGTTGAAACATTTCTGGTCAATTGGACTGCTCCGGATCAGCGCATATTGTTGCGGCGATCAAGGATAGGCACAGTCACCCGGTCAGGCAGCCGTTTTGTTGCGGAACTGAAAAGCAGCGCTGTCGATCTGGACAAGGTGAAGGGGCGGCGGATAACGCGGCTCTGCGATGCGCAGCTTGGGGACGCACGCTGCACCTATCGGGGCGGTGCGCAGAAAGGAACCATTGTTCGCGTGATATCGGATAGAGCATTGGTTGTCAGCGGGTTGCAGGCGCATGATGCGAACTGGTTTCGCAACGGCTTGCTGACCTGGCAATCTGGCCGTTCCACGGTGGTGATCGGCCAGAAACAGTCAGCGGAAGGCATGCGCCTCGACCTGCGCGACGGTCCCATTCCTGATATGCAAGTTGGTGACGTATTCTCGCTTCTGCCGGGCTGCGACAAGAGCTTTGCCACCTGCAAGGCCAAGTTTGCCAATGCAACCAATTTCCGCGGCTTCCCGCATCTTCCCGGCAATGACGCCGCCTACAACTATGCTGACGGCACAGGCAATTTTGACGGTGGGGCACTGGTGTCATGACCATTGCTGATGAAGTGGTCGCCGAGGCACGGCGCTGGATAGGCACGCCATACCGGCATGGTGGCTCCACATGGCAGGTGGGCTGCGATTGTCTGGGGTTGGTGCGTGGCATCTGGCGCACGCTCTATAGCTGCGAGCCGGAATGCGTTCCTGTTTATTCCGCCGACTGGGCGGAGGCCGGGCAGGGTGATCCGCTCATTGAGGCGGCCAGCCGGCATATGCCCGCCAAGACTATTGGCGAGATGGCGGAGGGCGACCTTATCATCTTCCGCTGGCGCGATGGGATGGCCGCCAAACATCTTGGCATTGTCACCGGTGCGGATCGTTTCATCCATGCTTATGAGAGCCACCGGGTCATGGAATCCGCTCTCGTACCGCAATGGCGCAACCGCATTGCGGCAGTATTCGCCTTTCCCGATCACCAATAGGATTCATCCGAATGGCAACGCTTATTCTTCAGGGGATCGGTGCATATATTGGCGGGGCGCTGCTTTCGGCGGGCGGTTATCTGATCGACCGTGCTCTTTCCAGCACCAAGCATATCGAGGGCGCACGATTATCATCAATGCGGCCTATGACCGCCGAGGAAGGCGCTGCGCTGCCGAAAGTCTATGGCGCTGTGCGGCTGGCAGGCACTCTCATCTGGGCGACGCGGTTTGAAGAGGTGAAATCCAGCCATAGAAGCGGCGCCAAGGGCGGGCCGAAGGTGACGAACTATTCCTATGTAGCCAATTTTGCGATTGCCCTTGCGGAAGGGGAAATCAGCTTTGTCAGGCGTATCTGGGCCGATGGAAAGGAAGTGGACCAGAGCGCGATTAATATGCGTGTCTACAAGGGTACAGCATCGCAACTGCCCGATCCGCTCATCGAAGCCAAGCAGGGAACGGGCAATGCGCCCGCCTATCGCAACACAGCCTATGTGGTTTTTGAGCGCTTTCCGCTTGAAGTCCATGGCAATCGTGTTCCGCAGTTTCAGTTTGAAGTGGTGCGCGCCGTCGGAGCGCTGGCGCAGAACCTCAAAGCAGTCGCGCTCATTCCGGGAGCGACCGAGTTCGGTCTGTCGCCTTCACTCGTCACCTGCGAACCGTCACATGGTGAAACGCGCGGTCTGAACCGCAATTGCCTGCAGAGTGCGACTGACTGGCAGGCTTCATTGGATGAACTCCAATCGCTTTGCCCTCGTCTTGAGCATGTGGCCATTGTTGTGCCGTGGTTCGGCACGGACCTGCGCGCGGCGCACTGCGCCGTCCGGCCGGGTGTGATGGACAGAAAAGGCTATGGCGAGAGCGAGGAGTGGCGGGCTGGCGATATCAAGCGCCATGAGGCGCATCTGCTTTCACGTGTTAATGATTGCGCCGCCTATGGCGGTACGCCGTCGGACCGCAGCGTCGTCGAGGCGATCCGTTCGGCCAAGGCGAGGGGGCTGAAAGTCACGCTCTATCCCTTTGTCATGCTTGACATAAAGGCTGACAATAGCCTGCCAGATCCCTATGGCGGGGTAAGGCAGGCGGCCTATCCGTGGCGCGGTCGCATCACCTGTCATCCCGCACCCTATCATCAGGGTAGTGTAAACGGTACGGCTGCTGCTGCGCGGGAAGTGGCCGCATTTTTGGGTACAGTCGACGCCGGCGCGTTCCGGGTGAAGGGCGAGAATGTCGGCTATCACGGCAAGGCTGATGACTGGGGCTATCGCCGCTTCATCCTGCATCTGGCTCATCTTGCCGTTTGCGCCGGTGGTGTCGACGCGTTTTTGCTTGGTTCGGAGCTGTGCAGTCTGACGATTATCAGGGACGAGGATAACCGCTTTCCCTTTGTCGCGGGGCTTTGCGCTTTGGCTGGTGATGTACGCGCGGTACTCGGCAGCAGCTGCACCCTAACCTATGGCGCTGACTGGACCGAGTATTTCGGCCACCATCCGCAGGATCGTTCCGGAGATGTCTATTTCCATCTTGATCCGCTCTGGGCACATCCGGCCATCGGGGCTGTTGGCATCGACAATTACATGCCACTCAGCGACTGGCGCGACGAGGATTACAGTATTTCGGGGCCGGACGGTTTTGCCGCTCCCTGTGATCTCGATGCATTGCAGGGCCAGATTGCGGGCGGCGAGGGTTTTAACTGGTACTACGCGTCGGATGCGGATCGAACGTCGCGCCGCCGCACACCCATCACGGATGGTTCCGGCAAGCCATGGGTCTATCGCTATAAGGATATAGCGAGCTGGTGGAAGAACGCTCATTTCAACCGCAAGGCTGGAATCGAGAGCGCCAAGCCAACCGAATGGCGTCCAATGGGAAAACCATTATGGTTCACCGAGATTGGCTGTCCCGCAGTCGACAAAGGGCCAAACCAGCCCAATGTCTTTCCCGATGCCAAGTCGTCAGAGGGTGCGTTTCCCTATTTCTCCGATCGCGGGCGCAGTGATATTGCACAGAACCGCTTTTTGCGCGCGCATCTCGAATATTGGCGCAGCCATGGCGGCGCAATGCTGGATACAAGCCGTATTTACGTCTGGGCTTGGGATACCAGACCATTTCCCGCCTTTCCGCTCAACCGTAAACTCTGGTCTGACGGCGATCACTGGATGACAGGGCATTGGTTGAACGGCAGGCTGTCAGGTGTCGCACTCGATGAACTGATCGGTGCGGTTCTTGCCGATTTCGGCGTCACACGGGTGGATGCTGAAGGGGCCGATGGTTTTGTCAGCGGTTTCATCGTCGAAGAACCGACCAGCGCACGAGCCGTTCTTGAACCACTGCTGGCGGTTTTCGGTGTCAATGCCTTCGAAGAGGGAGCGACGCTGGTTTTCCAGAGCGCATCGCGGATGCATAAGCAAAAGCCGTTGATTGATGGATTTGTCGAACCTGAGGACGCGGGACCGGTCAGCCGGAAACTGCACGAAATAATGGAGCAGCCCGCGCGGGTCGAAATCAGCTATCGCGATCCGATGCTGGACTATCAGGCAGCAATGGTATCGGCGGAGCGGCTGGACGGCAAGGGAACGGAAAACATGGCTCTTCCCGGCATGCTCGATGCGGGGCAGGCAAAATCTCTTGCGGAAAACTGGATGCAGGGCCGCCGTGCGGCGCGGCGTACCGCAAATTTCGAACTGCCGTGGAAATATGCAGCGCTCAAAGCGGGTGACCGTATCCGGCTTGATACCACTGCGCCGGTAAAGGACTACATCATTACGTCAATCGAAGATGGGGCGACACGGCGGATCGAGGCGAAGGGGTTGCCCCGGCATGTCAGCTATCCGAACAATGCGCCATTGCCAGCTTCGACCGAAGCGGGAGCATCGGCGGTGTTCGGGCGCCCCAGCTTCCATCTGTGCGACCTGCCAATGTGGCCGGGCGCTGAAACGCCCGTCGCTCAGTTGCGTGTTGCCGCCTTTGCCCGGCCATGGACAGGCGCCAGTATCTACGCTTCTCCGGAGGACACCGGCTTTGAGCCACGGACGGTGGTGGCAGATCGTGCAGCGATTGGCAGGCTGGTGGACATTCTGCCCGGCGGTGTTAGTGGCCGCTTACTGAACAGCGCCAGCCTTGAGGTCGAACTCCACTTTGGCGAATTGCGATCCACCACATTGGCGCAACTGTTCAACGGAGCAAATTCGGCACTCCTCGCAGCGCCGGATGGCCACTGGGAAATCCTGCAATTCCTCAATGCGCAGGAAATTGCGCCCGATCACTGGCGGTTGACGGGGCTATTGCGCGGGCAATGCGGAACAGAGCGGGAGGCTCTTCAATCAAGAGAAAAAGGTGCGGTGTTCATTCTGCTGGATGGAGCGGTATTGCCAGCCGGATTGAAGGCGCGCGAAACCGGATTGGCTTTGCATTGGCGTGTCGGTGCATCGGGTCAGGATTTGTCAGACCGTTATTTCAGCACCGTAACAGCAACAGGCGGCGTCAGGGCACTTGAACCGCTCGAACCAGTCCATATCAGGAGCAGGCTGCACGATAATGGTGACTTGCATGTTTCATGGATTCGCCGTGGCCGAATTGATGCGGATAGCTGGCTGGCGGTGGATATCCCCTTGGGCGAAGACCGCGAAATTTATCGGATTGAAATACGCAACAGCGGCAAATTGATCCGGTCTGTCGAGGTCGCGCAGCCGGAGTGGACTTATCCGGTGGCAGAACGTTTGCCTGATTTCGCCAGTCTTTCGGCGCCTGTCGATTTTCGTGTGGCCATGATTTCCGGCACCATTGGTACGGGCAGATTCGCCCGGATGATTTTGAGTTGATAGATAAAAACCCTTTAGAATCAAACTGTTTCAGAAAGGAATTGATTATGACCAATGAAAAGCCCTGGTATTTGTCGAAGACCATCTGGGCCTCGATTGTCACTGTTGTTTTGTCCTGTTCGAGCTTCTTCAATGTCTCGCTCGACCATGACGTCGAGGCTCATCTTGCCGATACGATTATGCAGTTTCTGACCGCGCTCAGCGGAATCGCCGCATTTTTTGGTCGATTGAGTGCAACGACGCTCATTTCACGTAAAGAAATATGATGTTAAAAGACGTGACCTGTGGCACCAATGGTTCGTGCCACGTCCAACTGTTCATGCATCGTTCAGACAGCAATTGATAATAATGACGCCATGATGAAAAACACACGTTTCTCTTTGCCCCTAGCGGCCCTGATTTCAGCATCCGGCGTGTTTCATGCCGGGGCGGTTCCGATTGCGCCTGATGCGTCGCAGAACAGTGCGTTGCTTCAGCTGGCGGCGGCTGACTGTTCTGCAGTCGGCCAGCAGGTGGCGGAGTCACAGGGTGGAACCCTTGCCCGCGCCACGTCCCAGACGCAGAATGGTCGCGAGGTTTGCGTGATCGTGGTCCTCATTCCCGGCAAGGACGGTGAACGTCCGCGCCGTGTCGAGGTTGCGGTGCCAGCAAACTGA